ATGTGGGTGGTCTAATCAGCGGTTCGGGCACTATCGAGTTGCTATATGACGCCCCTGGTTCTGGCGACAAGCTAGATCTAATCAAGGACGTTAACCAGGCCACCGACGAAGCCGATGCAGCCTTTGAGCTGTACTTGGACGAGACTGGTGGCAAGAAGATCACAGGCACCTTGGTAGTGACAGGCTCTGAATACAGTGCTACGGTTGGCGAGATTGAAATTGTGACGGTCAACTACGTCACATCTGGTGCTCTCACTCTCAGTATCTGATGCCTGCTGCTACACCTCGCGCCGTTGAACTGCTCACTGGCGCTTTTGACCTGAACCAGCGCCGTAAATTCAGCGTCACCAATGATGCTGGAGAAACCGTGCTGGTTCTCTATTTCAAGCCTATTACACGAGCTGACCGTAAGCGTGCCAGCAGCCTTGCTGGTTCCGAGGAGGCTTTAGACATTAGCACCCAGATGCTATGTCATATGGCAGAGCTTGAGGATGGCACCAAAGCATTTGCGTCGGCTGATGCTGCCAAGCTCCAGCGAGAACTGCCTGAGCGCGTACTTAACGATTTAGAGCTGTTCCTGTTTGGGCTGGGCGGCAACGCCAGTCTGGATGAAGCAAAAAACGACTAGAGGAAGACTCGTGGCTGTTTTTTGAGTTCTTCCTAGCGACAGAACTTGGCATGACCGTGAGCCGATTACGGGCTGAACTGACTGAAGCCGAGTTCGTTTATTTCGCCGCTTATTACGAGGTCAAGGGCAAGCGTGAAAGAGCCGAGATAGATAAGGCGCGTTCGCGGCGGTAGACTGACCCTGTAAGCGTGTTACGCCGTGAGTTCTGTACGCATTGGTGTTGTATTTGATGCCTCTCGGGCATTTAATCCAATGCGTCAGCTGCAGAAAGCTGGCGAGCAGTTACAGCAAAATTTTCAAGCTATCCAGAATGCAGCGACCAATGCAGGCACCGGCGTAGCAAGATTTGGTCGTGATCTTGAACAGAATACAAGGCGCCTAAGAGATCAAGCCACTACTGTTCAAGGACTAATTGGTGCTTATGCAGGATTCCGAACACTTAAAGGCGCTATTACGGCAGGTGTTGAACTTGAAACAGCTGAAAAAAGAGCGCAACTTTTAACACAACGATTCAGTCAGTTAGCAGGCATCCAGCAAGTTGCAGCTCAATCAGCGGACAAATTCCGCTTAGCGCAGACTGACACTCTGAGTTCATTGATTGATCTTGGCAATCGTCTTGGACCCCAAGGAGCCACGATCAATGAAATCAGAGATGTCTACGAAGGCTTTAATACTGTTCTGGCTATCAACAAGGTTTCAACGACAGAAGCGACTGCAGCACAACTGCAACTAAACCAAGCACTGGGTGCCGGCAGATTGCAAGGCGATGAGTTTCGATCCGTTAACGAAGCAACGCCTCAGGTTATTGATGAGATTGCAAAGGTGTTGAAAATAGCCCGTGGGGAAGTAAAAGAATTTGCAGCGCAAGGCAAGGTAACAGCACCTGTTTTAGTGCAGGCGCTGCGAAATATCAAAGAACAAGGTGCTGATGTTTTAGAGCAATCATTTGATACAGCGGGCGGAAGATTGCGTGCATTTCAGAAAGCACAAACCGAACTCGCACAGGCGATTGGGACTCAGTTATTGCCTGCATTTACACCAGCTATAACTGCCGTAACTAATCTCATTTCCACATTTGCATCAGCTCCGGGTCCAGTAAAAGGATTTATTGCTGCTGTTGTCGGCATAACAAGTGCCCTTGTGATTCTTGGTCCTGTTATTACGGGGACTATTACTTTGATCAAAGCTATTGGTGTTGCGACTTTAATTGCAGGTGGACCTTGGATAGCATTGGCTGCAGGTATAACAGCAGCTACACTTGCATTGGCTAGTTTTCAAAGACAATCAGAAAAAAAAGGTGCGGCGGCACTCACGGGCGATCCTGGAGCGATTGCAGAAGCTAGAAATGAGCTAGTAGGTTTGCAGGCTGATATTAGCTTGCTGAAGCTAAAGGGCGCTGACAGAATGGGTGCGAGAACTGCACTTGGGGGTGAGTTTATACGTAAAACAGGTGAAGCTGCTGCCTTAAAAAGGCAAATACAACAAGGAGAACTGTCTGGAGTTGCCGGCGCTTTTGATATGCCTGATGGGTTGACAGCGGGACCAAGCAAAGAGGATGGAAAAGACAAAAAGAAAAAGACACGCAAAAGCGAATTAGCTGATATTCAAGCAGCCAACGGTTTATTTAGGGCGCAGTCAAATATTCAGGCAAGAATTTTTACTGCCACACAACAACAAAATACGGCGGAAACTCTGCGACTTGAGCATATTGATCGCTCCGTGCAACTCCTGTTTGAATATGACAAGATACTTCGTGATAGCACAATACCTGCAGATGAAAAATTAGCGGCAACTCGCGGCATACAAGATAAACTAGCACAAAGTAATGTTCAATATGCACAAGAACTTGTCAAGGCTGCCAAAGGGCAAACTGCTCCATTAGATGAAATCGTTAAGGGCACAAAACAGAAACTAGAAGATGATAGAGAAGTCTTGCGGCTACAGGCAGAAGGCATCAGTCCAGAGTTGGCAAAACAATATGTAGCGATTGACAGGGCAGCCAAGTTAGAGCAGGAGCGGCTAGCACCTTTGATTGCAGCTGCTGAAGCCGCAATTCTCAAAGCTAAGGCAGAAGGTCAGGATGTTACGGCACTTGAAGCACAACTTGCAGAATTAAAATCACGCGCAGGAATACAGGCAAGTGCTGCTAAAGCTGATGCAGCCGCTGCAGATGCGCAACAAGATGCTGCGCAAAAAGCTCTGGAGGCTGCTGCTCAACTTAAGCAAGTATATGCTGACATTGGCATGTCAATTAAAGACGGCGTTATTGGCGCTATCCAAGGCGCCATTGATGGCACAAAGAGTCTGCAAGAGGTCGCCACTAATTTGTTGAATAACATAGCCAACAAGTTGTTGGATGTAGCTGTCAACATGGCACTATTTGGAGCATTATCGGGCACTGGTACTGGCGGCGGCTTGCTTGGGGGATTATTTAAGCGAGCCGGTGGCGGCTCTGTCATGGCTGGTCAAAGCTATCTCGTAGGCGAGCGTGGTCCTGAACTCTTCATGCCAGGTCGCAGTGGTGGCATTGCTCCTGCTGGCAGCTTTGGTGGCATGGGTAACGTCGTCGTTAACGTAGACGCAGGCGGCAGTAACGTGCAAGGTGATGGGCAACAGGCTAATGCTCTCGGTAAAGCTATTGGCATCGCCGTGCAGCAAGAACTGATCAAGCAAAAGCGTCCTGGAGGCTTGCTCGCTTAATGGCTACCTTTCCATCTATTGATCCCACCTACGGTGCGGCAAAGGCTAGCCAGCCTATTGTCCGCACGGTTCGCTTTGGGGATGGTTACGAACAACGCTTATCGTATGGACTGAATCAAAATCCAAAGGTCTGGACCTTGACCTGGCAGAACATTACAGAGGCAAACAGCGACACCATAGAGACATTTTTAGATGCTCGTGCTGCAGACAATGCCAGCTTTGATTGGGCGCCACCTGCAGAAGGCGTCACCTACAAGTGGGTTTGTGAGTCATGGGATAAGGTGATTCCATACACAGGTCGTGCAACAATCAGTGCTACCTTCCGCCAAGTCTTTGAACCGTAGTGGCATACGCACCCTGGACCGCTAGCACTGCCTTTGCCGTTGGCAACATCCGGCGTTCTACAACGCTACAGGCATCAGGTCTGGTTTTCCAATGTACGGTAGCTGGCACCAGTGGCGCCACAGAACCTGTCTGGGCAACAGACATCGGCAGTTACATCACCGATAACACCGTTACCTGGGTTGCGATTGCTAGCAGTTACGAGGATCTAGCTGCCATTGCACCAAGCGCAATTATCGAGTTGTTTGAACTGACGTTGGATACAACGTTGCACGGTAGCAACGACACGTACCGCTTTCATAACGGCGCTAACGCTAATGTCAGCGGCAACATTATTTGGAACGGCAATGCCTACGTGCGCCTGCCAATCAAGGCAGAAGGTTTTGATTACAGCAACACGGGCACACTGCCACGCCCCACATTGACGATTGCCAACCTCGATAGCACGGTGACTACCTTGTTGCTATTAGTCAATGCCACTACTGCCGGCAATGATCTTGGTGGTGCAAAAGTCAAGCGTATCCGTA